CCCCCATTTATATTATTAATCATTCCCAAACATTAGGTTCTTGGAAAGCAAGCCAAGTGGTAGGCCCAGCCCCTGCCTGGGTGAATACAATAGCACCATTTGAATCTAGGAATCTAGCAGATTCAAAACCCTGTCCACCGATCATTACAGTTGCAGCAGTACCAACTGTAATAGAATAAGCTCCCTGGCCAATTTCAGAGAAGTTAGTTCCAGCCCCGAGAGAAAGAGTGACAGAAGCAGTTGAACTAACATTCGCTACATATACCATAAGTGAGCGCAAACTAAGCGCAGATTGGGCAGTAGTAGCAGAAATAGTCATTGTCTCTGAAGATGCAATTGTGGTAGATGCAGCAGTTCCAGCCACACCAGTTAATGCAACAGTAGTTACCTTTAAAGTTCCGTTAGCCATATTATCCCCCTATTCCTAGCCCGCAGCTTCAGCGAGATAAAGAGTAAGAAGAGCCTCAGCCCTGGTTACCTTAGCACCATACACATATAGTCCACGAGCTGCATCAGCAAAAGTAGTCTGTAAGCGAAGAGCTTCAATTTCAGAAACCTGACCACCATAACTAATAGCCGAACGATCACCACACATTACACGATACTGAGTAGCATTGTTAGAAACGTTATTTGATTCAAAAATATCAAATCCAAATGCGCGGCCCACAAATCCATTAACAATTGCTCCATCATCTTCAATCTTAGGCACGGCAATTGCAGAAATACCGCCAACTTCGGCAAGAATCAATTTCTGAGTAAGCCAAGGAGGAAGAGTAATCCAGCGACCAGGAGTAGGTACATTAGCTTCGGTAAGGTAACGCTGTGCATAAGAAAGAGTCTCGATAACGTTACCTGAAGAAACAGAAAGGCTTGATCCACTTGATCCAATATAAGTAGTAGCGGCGGGAGTAGCACCTGCCTGTGCATAAAGACCGGCAATAAACTGATCAATAGTATCGCCAATTCGATACGCAGCATCAGACATAGCCCCATCCATCACTTTAGGCTGAGTCTGGGCTTTATCAATATCATCAATTTTGAAAGAGAAGCTAGAAGCTTGATCGATGATAAGGGTCTTCTGAGCGGAAGTAAGTGTCTCATAAGTAAGTGTTGCATGTTTTGTATAACTATTAACGGTTACGGGACCAATTTCATTGATATGAACAGTATCACCATAATTAAAAACATCTTCAACAAAGTTCTTATTAGTTAATCCACCAAAAACTAATGCCTTGCGGAGCTTTACGAATAATGTTGCACTCCACATCTCAGGAATAAAATTCTCTAAACCCATAATACTTCTCCTTTATTTAACTAATAGCACCACGGCTATCACGTTGTTCTGCTTGCTGTTTAAAAAATGCAAACCGCTCTTCTTTAGACATGGTCTTATAATCAGGTTCGCCATCTTTTCCTTTTGATCCATTAGGCTTAGGCGTTTCAGCTAAACGGGCATTTACTGCTTTATCAATTTCACCTGCCTTCACCTTTTCCCAAACCAATGCACCATTAATAGCATGCTCAACAGATGGCCAAGGAATATCTTTAGCAAACTCTAATGGGATATTCCGCTTTGCATACTCTTGAGTAATTGCATAATCGAGTCTTTCCTTTTCCATAGTCTTTTGCATGTCTTCTTGACTTTGGCGAAGTTCTCGAATCTGCCTCATTTCTGGTGTTTCTGTAGGATTCATTCTCTGGATCTCTTCATTGACTCTAGCCTTAATAGTAGCTTCAACTACGGGTTTCTGTTTTTCATCATGTGATTGAATTGCCTTAGTATTAGCACGATCAATAATTGGCTGAATTAAATTTTTTCCTTCAACTGTTCCTAAATAAGCATTAACCGTTTCCACAGTAAGCGGCTTTTCAGTAGCAAGAGAAGTAACATATTCAGCAACATCAGCCCGTTCCATATTTGCATCAATAAAAGCTCGAATCTGTTCAATTGTGATTTCATCATTTTCAGCAAACCACTGTAATCCAATATCTGGTACCTTATTAATAGCCATTTACTTTTTCTCCTTGCCCTTCATGGTCTTTTTATAGCCCACTACCTGTGCCTTACTAATTTCCTTTGTATTAACGTAAGAAGCCTTCGGCGGACGGCCTCTTCCTCGTTTTACTTCTACATTTTTAACTGATTCAACTAATACCTTTTCTTTCTTAACTAATGCTTTTGGCTGTGGGAGTTTGACAATGGTCTTTTCAACAGTCATACCTTGACTATGCAAGGATGCCTGTCTATTTTCCCTAGCATCTAATTTCCTTTGCCTTGATCGATTCATTTAATTACTTGCCTCCCTTTTTCTTTGATCCTTTTTTAGTTTTACACACCATGTTAGTCTCCTTTTTTAAAATAATAAAGGCCCTAACGGTTTTATCCGCAAGGGCCTCAGGTTTTCCTGTCGGTCTTTACTCTACATATGCAATTATAAGCTATTCTATACTAAATGTAAAGAGGGTATTTATTCACTCCTTTTTCTTCATGGGATAGTGGTCATTGTCAAATGATCCTTTACGAACATCCGTAACTTGCCCAGCGCACACAGTAAACTGAATTGATACTTCTCCATAATGTTTTCTTTCTAATTCTTGTTTAACCCATTCAAGATAACTATTAATACTTGTTCCTGTTGTGCTTGTCATTTACCCTCCGTTAGAAGTTTCTTTAATTCAAAATACATTGCACTTAATTCTGCCTCTCTAAATGAAATACTTTCTTTTATATTTGTCATCATATTATTTAATTCTGCAATCTAAGATTGCAAATTATCCCTATTCATAATCAAACTCACAATTTCCTTTTCCTTTGTTTGAATATCTTCTACTTGCTTTAATATTTTATTATTCACTTCTTAACCTTTTTCTTAGAGACTTTCTTTACTTTTGCTGTACTAAGAGCAATGGCTAGCGCTTGCTTATAAGGATGGTTATGTTTCATCTCCAAAGTTATATTACTACCAATATTTTTCTTACCCTTTTTTAATGGCATATCAATCTCCTTGCATCATACCCATATAATATGGTGCATTAATTCCTAAATTTTTGACATTACCACTATCCATTGTTGGAATCATAGTCCCATTAATATCCGCACCCTTATTCAATTGCTTTGCACAATCCTTTATCATTTGCTCATGTTGTTTCATCATGTCTGCATGCCCTAAAATTGCCATATTAAACCCCCTTTAATTCTGCGCCCAATCAGGATGATATTGATCTATATAATCCTGATAATTCTGATATGGAATAACCCCTTCAGCACGAGTCCTCATTAATTGCGGTTCATATCCATCTATTTGAAATCTTGTATGGCATCGACAATTACATCTTTCCGCTGCCCTTAATCCTGGATAACCTGGATAAGGTGCCCAATCCCCACCAGGGCCTAATGCAAAACTTCCGTCAGGCATTATCCATCCATCTTGGCCTTCACTTACTATTCTTTTAGCACCATCCATTCGCCCATGATCATAACGAGTTCTTGCATCTTTTGTCGCTGACCATACTTCACTACCTTGTATTCCATTTTCAATTGCTCTTTGATAAACTAATGACTGTCCTGCATTCACCGCCATTTGTGCCTCAGTCCTAGTAATCAATATTGCACTACTATATATTTTACTTATAACTGCCTTTAAATCATTAGCCATTTGATTATATGATTTACCTAATGACAGTCCATTCAATAACACTGTTCTTATTTTCTTCTTAGCTTCCAATGGATAGTTATGTAAAGCATTTTGCAATTCAATATTTTTAGGATTAGTTATATCAAATGCACCTAATAATATTTTTGTATTAACTAATCCCCATGATAATCTCAATCCTGATACTTGATCGATTGCCCATGCATATTGGAAAAATGATTCTTGAAATTGACTAGGCAATAAATGTTTAATAGTAACTATATTTGCTTTGATTGCAGGATCAAGGGCATCTAATATTTGCTTTTCCATTGTTGAATATTTATTATAAGCAGTCATTTGTGCTCTAGTCAATTTTCCATTAACCGCATATAAATTATATATCTTTGTCATAATCCCATAAATTGTAGTCAATGAATTAGTTAATTGATTTTGAATAAGCTTAGAGTATTTAGCTTCTCGTTTCATTAATGAGACATAAGCTTTATTCTCTAAACTACTAAGTTCTAGCATTACTTAATATCTCCAATTGCTTTAATTTCATCCCCCCATTACTTGCGCCGTGGCATCATCAGGATTCATACCCTGATTAATCAAATCATCTATTTGTTTTTGTTGATCAGGATTAGGCATTGTCCCATAAACATCCATTCCTCCAGTCATTGCCATTTGTTCTTGCTTCTCATAATCTAATTCTTTTTCAATATCAGGGATAATGTCTTCTGGCATTATACCAACAATTGCTCTTCTACTAAATCCAGCACCTTGCATAGTCAAAGCAGTCTGTGCAAACTCTTGTGTATTTAATGGAACATTTCTTTTATGGCTAATAGTTACCATTTCAGGACCGCCATCTACAATATTGAGTATCTTCATAATTTTAGCAACTAAAATCATTCTATCATATAAGCCACGATCAAAATCAGCTTCGGCACTAGATACTAGATTTTCAAAATCAAACATTAACCTTTGGATTGCAATTCCACTGGCACCTGTCATTTTCTCAGAAGTAAAATCCGGTACATGAGATTGTATATGAATCATGTCTCTTAATTGCTTTCCAACTAAATCAATGAAATTAGTAGGTATATCCTTAGTCAAAAACTTAATATCAGCTTTTTCATCTAAGTTCTCAAATACCCTACGGCGTTTCAATAACTGTAAAGCAAAATTAACTTTAGTTGAATCTTTTTTATCAATATTAGAAGTTAATCCAACTTTTTTCATAATCAAATAAGCAAAGGCAAATCTATCAAACTCATTCATTGAATCAGAAAATAATACATCATGTGCATCAATAAGTGTTAAAATGTTTTCCATGATGGATTGCATTTCGTCGCCTAAATAATAAGCAACTACTGGAACTTGACCATAAAAGTTTGTATAAGGAGGACCAGAGGGGAGTAATTCCCATTTACCATTATCTAATTGGTGTCTGATATATACTTCCACATGATCAGCATAGTATACTTCTACTTTAAAACTTTTTGAATCTTCCATTTTATAATATCTAATAGCAATCTTCATTTTGGGTTCAGGACTAAAATCATATAATACTATCATTTCCCTAGGGTCAACAGTAAAAAACTTAGGTACTGCTTTAATTGGCAATTTAGAATCCATTGGTTGAATCTCAGAATCAATGTAACAAATCTCATATGATAACCCAAAAATAGCAGTATTGCGTCCAGCTCTATTTGTCTTTATATGTTCCTGATTCAAA